TAAAGGATAAGCTGCTAGGTATACAAAGCAAGACAGGTAAGGACGCACAAGAGAACATCTTCATGAAGAAGGTGGTCGCTATGTTTCGGAAGTACCCCTTCTTCTTCAAGCCTATCCAAGACGGAACCACTAACCCTCGTATGGAGCTGGCCTTTCGTGAGCCATCTAAGAAGATCACGAAGAAGAATAAGACCTCGGGTGTTGGGGACGCACTGAACACTGTGGTGAACTGGAAGAACACCACCAACAACGCCTACGACGGAGAGAAGCTTCACATGCTATATCTGGATGAGGCGGGCAAGTGGGAAAAGCCTACGGACATAAGAGAAGCGTGGAGGATACAGCGGACGTGTTTGATCGTTGGACGTAAGATCGTTGGGAAGGCTATGGTCGGCAGCACCGTAAACCCAATGAGCAAAGGGGGTATCGAGTACAAGGATCTATGGATGGATTCCAATCCTGACGATCGAAACAAAAACGGTCGTACCCGTTCAGGGTTGTATCGTTTGTTTATTCCTGCATATGATTCTCTTGAGGGGTTCTTCGACAAGTATGGCAGAGCTATCGTCGAGGATCCAGAGGATATGATTGAGGGTATTGATGGGGAGATGGTTCACATGGGGTCCAAGACTTTCCTCAAGAATGAGAGAGATAGCCTCAAGCATGACGCCTCAGAACTGAATGAGGTTATCCGTCAGTTCCCGTTTACTACGGACGAAGCCTTTCGTGACAGTATCGAAGCCAGCTTGTTTAACATTGGCCAGATATACGAACAAATAGAACATAACGATGATCTCTTTCCAAACCCTGTAGTATCTGGTAGATTTACTTGGAAGGGAGGAGCAAAGGATACAGAAGTTGTTTTTACGCCAGATCCAAAGGGGAGATTTAGGATTGCATGGATGCCAGATCCAGAACTCAGAAACCTCAAGGTATATGAGAAAAACAAGAGGGTCGCACCTAACGCTCACCTTGGTTGTGGCGGGGTGGATAGCTACGATCTCGATGCTACTGTGGATGGACGTGGATCCAAGGGTGCGCTCCATCTTTACAACAAGTTCAACATGGAAGTACCTGCTAACATGTTTGTTCTTGAGTATGCTTCCCGTCCGCCGCTGGCTTCGATCTTTTATGAAGATGTCCTTATGGCATCGGTCTTCTACGGATACCCGTTACTGATAGAGAACAACAAGTATGGTATCGCTAGATACTTCGAGCAGAGAGGGTATGACGGATATCTTATGGGGAGGCCCAAGCATCTGGTTGCCCCGAACACAAACATCAAAGTAAAGACCAAGGGTATCCCCTCAAACTCGGTTGATGTAATACAATCCCATGCCCAAGCAATAGAAGCTTACATACACTCTCACGTAGGGATCAACAGAGACACAGGAGAGATGGGGGCTATGTATTTTAACAAAACCCTTGAGGATTGGATTGGATACGATATAAATAAAAGAACTAAGTTTGACTTGACCATTAGCAGTGGTCTTGCTTTGTTAGCTGCACAGAAAGTCAAACAGAAAAAAGTAGAGTCTGACTTTACGGAGAAGCTGTTTTTTCGCCGATATAACATCAGGGGATGATTTATTATATTTGTGGGTAGATTAATTACCCCACATGTATAACAAATCAGTTGATTCTTCTGGTGGGTTTCCTGATCCATTAGCTCCTCAAGAAGAGAAGCAGTCCAAGGACTATGGACTCAACTACGCTAAAGCAATACAGGGGCAATGGGGTAGCACGTTTGATTCTAATTCCACTTTTGGAAATAGAAAGAACATGTTCATCAGGAACAGAGACTACTCTAACGGTACTCAGGACACCACAATCTACAAGCAACTGCTGAATCAGAACAACCCGAACAATGGTGACGGGTCGTTGATGAATCTGGACTTCACCCCTGTCCCAGTGCTCCCTAAGTTCGTGAGGATTGTTGTCAATAAGATCCTCGGTCGTAATCCTTATCCAAACGTAGAAGCTGTAGACCCGCTCTCCACTAGCGCGAAGGATGCGGAAAAGAACCTGATCAAGAATCAGGTCAAGCTACGGGAGCAGTTCATCGAGATGGAGCAAATGATGGGGCAACCCATGATGGGGATGAATGCCATGGATATTCCAGAGACGCTGGAAGAGGCGGAAATTCTCATGGACTCCAACATCAAGACCGATGCTGAGGTAGCTGCTCAGATCGGAACGAACTTGACTCTGGAGCTAAATGAATTTAGTGACACCATATACAGGCGTTGCGTCAATGACCTTGCGGCTCTAGGTATCGCCGTGACAAAGCGCAGCAATGACCCCAACTACGGAATCCATCTACAGTATGTAGACCCCACTCATTTTGTGCACAGCTACACTGAGGACCCTACGTTTAGTGACATTGTTTATGCTGGTCACATCCGCGAGATTCCCTTGTCTGAGCTCAAGCGTCTTGCTGGGGACCAACTGACTGAACAGGACTTCAAGAATATCAGTAAGAAGACCCGCAGGAGTACATCCAATAAGTACCCTAACAAGCCGTACTCAACCCAGGGTCCAATGAAAGAGAATGACTCCGCCTATGTGGTGGAGGTTATGGACTTTGAGTTCATCAGTGTAGACACCATGTACTTTGAGGAGAAGGAGAATCGGTATGGCAATACCAATTTCTTCTACGAAGGCTTCTCATACAAAGAGAAAAAGGGTAGCGTATATGAACGACAGGTATCGACTATGGATGTCGAGTGCGTGTACGGTGGGACTTACATTATTGGTACCGATCACGTATTGAACTACGGTAAGCAAAGCAACGTACCGAAAAACATTTACGACATCAGCAAGGCTAAGCTGTCGTACTCTGTTGTAGCCACAAACATGGTGGGCAATATGCCCAAGTCCATGGTTGATAGTTGCGTGGGGTTTGCAGATATGCTGCAGTTGACCCACCTCAAGATCCAACAGGCAATTGCAAAAGCCAAGCCCGATGGATTGGTCATCGACATTGAGGGGTTGGAGAACGTACAGCTTGGTAAAGCAGGGGAACTGCAGCCGCTAGATCTGCACGACATCTACGAGCAGACGGGTGTGTTCTACTATCGAAGCAAGAACCCCGAGGGTGGATTTCAAAACCCACCAGTCAGGGAGATTGGCAATAGTATCAGGAACATTAATGAACTCATTGGTCTGTACAATCACTACCTGAGGCTTATTAGAGACACCACTGGTATCAATGAGGTTGTAGATGCCAGCACGCCAAAGAGTGAGGCTCTTGTTGGAGTGCAGCAGCAGGCGATTGCGGCAAGCAATAATGCTACATATGACATCACATTTGCTGCCAATCTATTGTTTAAGAAAGTATGTAGTGATGTAGTTAAGTGCCTGCAGATTCTACCGCCAGAGAGTGTCATCTATACTACATACGCTAACGCCATCGGTGAGACCAACATGTCTGTGTTGAGTTCGTTTTCCGATCTACCGATGTTCAACTTCGGAGTGGTGGTAAAGCGGGAGATGGAGGATAAGGAGCAACAGGCTTTAGAGCAAAGCATTCAAATCGCTTTGGGTCAAAAGGAGATTGACCTGGAGGATGTCATGGCCATTCGGGAGCTCAAGGATATCGCTCAGGCCGAGAGGCTGTTGATCGTTCGCAGGAAAAAGAGAATGCAACAACAGCAGGCGCAGATGCAACAACAGCAGCAGCAGCAGGCTCAAATAGCGCAGCAGCAACAACAAGCACAAGCACAGGCTCAAATGCAGCAAGTGCAGATGAATGCTGAGTTGGAGGCCAAGAAGATTGAGCTAGAGACAAAGGCAAAGCTGGCATTACTGGACGCTGAGCATCAGAATAATATGGAGTTGGCTCAAGTCAAACTGCAAGTAAATAATGATGAGAAGGGTCAAGAGTTTGAGAATCGTAAAAAGATCGAGTCTCAAAAGGATGACAGGAAGGACGAGAGAGTCAAGAAACAAGCCGTACAGCAAAGCAAGTTGATATCTCAAAGGCAGGGTGAAGCCCCACCACTTGAGGAAGAGCCCACTACTGATGTTCTCAGTGTCTTAAATATGATGCAGCCAAATGTCTAAGGTAAATCTCGATGTAGCCGACAGGCTGGACATTACATGTAGGAGGGGAGATACGTTTGAGTTGACTCTCACCTTAAAGGATAGCAGTGGGACAGCGCTACCGCTGTTGACTGACGAGTATACTTTTCTTATGGAGGTCCGTAAGAGTGTTGTGTCAAATGCTTCACGTAGGTCTGTTCAAAGGATAGGCGTGCCAACTGGTGGAGAGGGAGGTAACAGTGACGACGACAATTCCATCACCGACGGTGCAGCCAATACAGAAAATATTGTTATCGGCAGCGTAGAAGGCGGTGTTAAAGGCCCTGTGAATTTCACATTTAACGACAAAGACGACTCTGGAAACGTAACTGTTTTTGTGAGTGCGTTAGAAATGCGCAAGGTCCCCGCAGGAAAGTATAAGTATGACCTGCAGTACAATGTGGGGTCAAGACAAAAGACTATCCTAGAAGGGAGGTTTACTGTAAATGACGACATCTCTAAAGCCCTTTAAGTATGGCTACGGAGATCACAGTATCTGGGACAACTAGTGTCGAGGTTACTGTCCCAAGCGCTTCGGCTGTTCAGGTCGCATCTGCTGCACAGAGCAGCATCACAGTAAGCGGTAGAGGTGCTAAGGGGGACACAGGAGTAACTGGCCCTATTGGGCCAGTGGGTGCTACTGGGCCCACTGGGGCTAATGGTGGGAATGACATTACATTAGACACCGCCCCTGTTCTCGGGGGGGATTTGCAGACTGGGGGTAATGTCATCGAGATTGCAGACAGTAGTTCTGCTGATGACGATCGGCTGCATTTCGGGGACGATCGTGACTTGTCGATGTGGCACGACGGGTTCTACAACCACATCTACTCAGCTTTCAAACAGACCTACATCACCGCTGGTGGTGGTCTGTACTTGAGGCCGAAGAACGGAGAGAACGGTATTGTAATCAACACAGATGGCTCTGTTGAACTCTACCATGACAACGTAAAGAAACTAGAGACCACTGCCAACGGTGTCTTGACCACGGGTACGCTCGATGTAAACGGAGCGTATACACTGCCGACTACAGACGGCAGTAATGGTCAGGTCTTGGTTACTGATGGCAACGGTGTACTTACGTTCAGCAGCAACACTGGTGCCACTGGACCTACTGGTGCAACGGGTGCTGCTGGTGCTGACTCTACAGTCGCAGGTCCCACTGGCCCCACGGGCCCTACGGGTGCTACTGGAAGCACTGGACTCACTGGGGCTACTGGCCCCACAGGTCCCACGGGGGCTGCAGGTACCAACGGTACTAACGGAGTAGACGGAGCCACTGGACCTACGGGTCCGACTGGTCCTACTGGCGCGGCTGGTGCTGCAGGGAGCGATGGCGCTACTGGCGCTACAGGCCCAACGGGACCCACGGGACCCGCAGGTACAAACGGTACTAATGGAACTGACGGCGCTACAGGCCCAACGGGCCCAACGGGCCCCACTGGTCCTGCTGGCACCAATGGAACGAACGGAGTAGACGGAGCTACAGGCCCTACTGGTCCCACTGGTCCGACAGGCCCGACGGGTGCAGCGGGTACGAATGGAACCAACGGTACTGACGGTGCAACAGGCCCCACTGGTCCGACGGGCCCAACAGGAGCCAATGGTGGGACCGATATTGTATTGGATACAACGCCTCAGTTGGCAGCGGACTTGGACATGTTCACCAACTCGGCAGAGCTTCTGGTCACTGGCAACGTGTATGTCTTTAGGTACCACACAGGAGCAGCGGCTACCAATTATGGACTGTACTTTAATCTGACATCCGCGAGGTATGAGTTGTTAAACGGCTCTGGGGTTGAGGTCTTTGCGGTAAACGCAAACACAGGCGTAACTAAGATTTCCAATGCCTACACGCTTCCCACTTCGGACGGAACCAGCGGTCAAGTGCTCGCCACGAATGGAGCTGGAGCTCTATCATTCACGTCAGCAGTAGGACCTACTGGACCTACTGGACCTACTGGCGCGGCTGGTACGAACGGTACCGATGGCGTTACTGGACCCACTGGACCCACTGGTCCGACGGGCGCGGCTGGATCATCGAATGAGCTGGATGGTCAGATCCTCGAAGTCATAACCCGCAGCACTGCCTACGGCAATGGTTCCTACGAGGGGCATGTGGTCAAGTTTGATAGCGACACATTGGTTACTGGCAAGAACTATGTGTATACATCTTCGGGATGGACTGCGGTAGATGCGGACGTGGAGGCCAAGACGTATGGATTGTTCGGTGTGGCGTTGGGCACATCCTCAGCCACAGACGGGCTTTTAGTTCGAGGCATACGTGCCAGCACAGCGTATAGTGGATTCACGGCTGGTCAGCTCCTTTACATAAGTACGACTGAGGGGGATATCACAGCCACTGCTCCATCAGCAACTGGGGACTTTGTTCGGGTCATCGGGTATGCCCTTGGTAGCAACTACATCTTCATTGACCCATCGCAGGACTACATTGAGATTGCGTAATGCCAGATATAGCGAAGGTATCGGGAGTAGCAGAAGCGAGTATTGCTAAGATTGATGGTGTGGCCAAAGCCAACATCGCTAGTGTAAGCGGCATCAGTATTCCTGCAGGCGGCATTGTTACAGCCAACCTTATTCAACACTGGGACTTTAGCAATACGTCATTTTACTCTGGGTCTGGTACTAGTCTAACGGATCTTTCAGATGTAACCCACCTTGGGTCTCTCCAAAACGGAGCTGCGTTTACAGGAACATCACCAGAACATATTACGCTGGATGGAATCAATGATTATGCAGAGGTTGAGATTGCCA